TTGATGCAGTTCCCGATGGCTTGATTGTTGTGACTCTTGCTGACTCATTAATTCCGATGGTATTTGCTACAAATTTATTCGTGCGAACGGCCGCCTCTGCTGCTTCTGCCAAATCAAGGTTAAGAACAGCTCCGGAGGCTATTCCGGTCATTCCAACACCCAATAAAGCCTCACGTTCGGTTACTTCTTTCCATTCGGGTCTCAGATAATGGAAGTCTGTGTACGATGCTTGAAGTGTTCCAATGAATGCTGCACTCTCTGCTCTCTGTTCTAAATCAAATTGGTCTATGATATCAGACGCATTGATTTCTACTAGATTACAGAATTGGAATGAGTTCAAACTGATTTCTGCACAAGGATTTGTTCCAAGTTCTAGGTCGTTTGTAAACAAGAACCCAGGCTCTCCTGCATTACTTGCTTCAACTTTTTTCCATAGGTTCAAGAACATATTTTTGGATACAGCACCATTGCGTAAAATCTTTACAGAGTTATTTGCTCTACCTCGCTGTGGGTTTGTTTCGTACCATTTTCCAGATTTGCAAGTAAGCATATCCTCGTCATCGTAATCGAACAAAGCAATCATTGCTGATCTACGAATACCTCCAGCCAAAACTGCATTTGCAATGTGGCACAGAATATCGTGGCACTCCAATGATGATAGTTGTTCTCCGTCTTTCTTACGTTCAAGGATTGCTTCGATGTGCATTAAGCAAATCTTCAATGGTTCAGGACCTGGAGCAACACCACCACTTGTGATTAGTCTCTCTCCCTTTGCACGGATAGAACGGAAATCAAAGTTGGGTTTCCAAGAGCTGAGGCCGAAGTAAGACTTCATCAAGACTTTAACTGAGTCAGCCCATCCTTCAATATTGTCTGGAATGAGGTAACGTCTTGTCTTCGTTGGTTTAGATATTCTAGGCAACTTACTGATATGATTGCGAGATACGCTATACCCCACACCAGTACCCGAAAGAAGTAAGAACATAGTTTCGTTAAAGGCTCTATAATCATCAATGTGCAAATAAGAGCAATTGAACAGACGAGCGTTATTAACCTCAATGGGCTTACCGCTAAATTGTAAAGAACGCATTGAAGGGAGAACCTTCTTTTCAAACACCATTTCATAGTTTGTTCTGATTAATGTTTCTAAATTTGGAAACTTACGAATGTGCATCTCCATGTTGCGAGTCACTAATTCTTCCCAAGTTTCTCTTCTGAATTTTTTCTCATCGTACTTGGCATACTTGCTCCATACAACGATGTCCGATAGAATTTCGTGATTTACTTCCATAATTAAAATTTCTTTCCGTGTTTGTACCCACGCAATGAATTGTACTTCATTTTCAACTCGATGTGCTTCTCAAGGTCAATATCTAAACCTCCGCACAAATCAAATAGACGAATAGCAACGTCTGCTACTTCGTCTTCAAAAGAAGATTTTACAGCCTCTTCAAATTTATGCTTCCATTCTAACGTATGAAGTAAAAATTCTTCATCACTAGAATCCAATGCTAAATCTCTGACTAATTCATTTGCTGCAATTGAATCGCAACGATAATCTTTGCGTAATGCTTCTTGTGCTTCTGCTAATTCAGATACGATTAACATCAACATTTCTGACACGTTTCTTTCCGTGTCCCAAAAGCCTTTTTCTTTGGCTGTTAAGTGTGCTTGTGCTATTAAATTTTTCATAAGGGCTACAAATATAATCTGAGCCCCAGCACAAAAACAAATTATTTTTTAGTTGATTTTCCGTTTCTGCCGTTACGAGCACGATTTGCAGAACGCTTTTCAAGCACCATACTGCCTGACTTTGTGTGACTTAGGTCAACTCCATTAGAATGACGCTTACCATAAATTTTTCTTTTGCGAGCCTCACGATTTAACTCAACTCGTTTAGCAACCTGATCGGGTCGGTTATTATATTCTTTCTGAGCGGAGTAATCTCTACCTGTAGCTTTGTTTGAACTAGCTCTCTTATTTTTACCAACAATCTTATTTTTGGCCATTGTTATAAAAATATTTATCAATCAAAAGGCTGTCATTAACCTTTCTCATACTTTCCAATACCATTGCCGCAGAATCACACATTATTTCTGAATGATGTAATTGTTCTTCTGCTTGCTCTTCAACATTAGGGCGAACAGCAACTGCCATAATTAAGGCAACAATTGCTAGTGCGTAAAGAAGTTTCATATCTTACCGAGGTTTTTATAGATGCTTATTTCTGTTATTAGTGCAGAACATAAACTATCTTGAGTTTTTAACATTTTAGACATTCTATCAAGCTTTGCCTCACAAATCGCCAATCGTTGTTCGCATCGATCATTAATATTTTTGCTTTGACTCTCTGCACGATAATACAACACGCTGACAACAACCAACATCAAAAACGTAATGGCTTTGGTTGGGTCAGATTTAAATTGTTCGAAGTCTATGGGTAATTTCATTTAAGTAATTATAAACAAGGGGGATAGTAAGGGAATATTTGATCTGGAGGACAAGGAAATGTAAAGCTTGGCTCAATGTATTCTATTTCCAATATTTCCTGCAAACTCAAATTGTAATCAAAGAAAGCATCTCTTTCTTCTTTGGTGTATTTTTCATCTAGAGATTTAGCAATATATTCTTGCTGTACGGTACTGATGCAATTGTGAATTTTATTATTCCAAAGTATATACTCATCTGATGGAGAAACCACTTCGTTAACATAGACAGAATAACCTACAAAGAAATAGGAAGGTAGAGTACTCTGGGTATCACTTACTAATTCGTATTCTTCAGAGTTTACATTTGTTGCTACCACAACGCCATCAATCACTAAATCTTTGTTTGAAACAACGACTTCTGTGTTGTTATTATCGGTTCCCCATATAATTATTGCGTCTGATTTTCTAACTATAATCTTCATATTAAAATTCAATTACAAAGGTTCCGATATTGTTTAAGTTTACATAGAAGTTGGTATCCACGCTACCAACAGTTGTGTCATAAACCCCAAATCTATTGCCATTAATATTACCATTAAAGGAAGTAAATGTACCTGCGATGGCTATTTTTGTAGAGTTTCTTATGAAACGATTATATAAAACATTACCAGCAGGAGAAACTTTCGGGAAAGATGCATCTAGTGTGCCGTTGTGAGAAACTCTAGCAAAATTGGCTTTTGGGGAAGTAAAGTTACCATTAAAATAAACGTATTGACTATCTACGTTGATTGTAATAAGAACCCTATCGTTTGTTCCTCCAGCAAAATTTGTAGAGAACGTACTGTCTGGAACCAATGTGTCTTTGTGTATTTTACATAGGTTTTGAGGAATACTTGTACCGTTAAAATTAGTCATAGTCTGGCCTCCTATGTATAAATGATCTCCATAAATACCTATTCCATAACAAGGACCGTTAAATCCACTATTTGTACCGGTAATATCGGCACCGTCACTCATTCTAATTTTAATGAAATTGTTTCTTGTTGTGCCGTTATAATTAGTAAAAATACCAACTACATAAAGATTTGTACCATCTGTAACCATGCTGTTTACTTCCGTACCAGCAATACCTGATCCAACATTGAATGTTGCGTCAACGGTAAAGTCTGGATTTAAACGAATTAATCTATTTGCACCTAATGTGTTGTATGAAGTAAATGTACCAGCACAGATTAATTTACCATCGGGTTGAATTATTACTGCTCTTACACTACCGTTAAAAGCACTACCCAAACCCTTTCTAGAGAAAGTACCATTTCTATTTATTTCTACAAAATAAGGAGCAGTCTCTGTACCATATGTGGTAAAAAAACCATAAAGTAAAACCTTATCATTGTACAATGTACCATCCCAAACGTAGTTATTTAAACCACTTCCTATGTTTGTGTTTATAGTTGAGTCTGGATTATTATTTAGATTGGATATAGCATACAATCTGTTTGTAGGACTATTAAATGTCCCACTTATCAATAAGTCCCCAGGGGTTCTTGTTGTTCTGGTTTTGGAGTCTGGTATTACTTTAGTTAACATCGCAATGAGGACTATTGGGGTTAAACTGACAGAATCTTTGTTTATAAAGATAATCTAAGCCATCGAATGTATGAATTCCTGTGGGTTCTGGAAACACTTCGTATTGGTTAAAGTCTTCAGGGATATCTGAGTACCAAAGTATATCGACTGAACACTTAGGGCTAGTTTCAACGCATACATTTCTACCCATCTTATCCGGGCCATACTTTGTGCACAAATGTCCTATCTCTACGACCATACAGTCTTTAAATCCGTATACATTCTCACGCACTTCTTGCTGTATCGTTGGTTTCAACGATTCCCAAACAGAAGGCTCAAATTCATATTTACAAAATATCATTATGATGTTATTGCTATTGCTTCTGCGTCTGTAAATGCTCTCTTAGCAATTCCAACCGCAAAAAGTTTAGTTGTGTTATTGTATGGCTCTACCTCTGAAGTGGAACCCTCGTAACTCAATACTCTAATTGCATCCATATTCAAAGACATTGCTCCTATTGTATGACTACCTTTGAGTACGCCATTTATGAATAACTTTTGAGTTGTTGTAGTATATACTAAAGCTATTTTTATTCTACTTCCAAAAGCATACGGAGACATATCTATAGCTAGGTTGCCTTGATAAGTACCTCCAGAATAAGTCTGCCACCATAAGAATCCACCTCCATTGTTAAATACACCAGAAGAATGTGCCCAATAAGGAGTATTCGCTGATCTCCAACCAAATACTGTTCCCTCGTTATATGGGTTGTGAATGTATTCTATAAAAGCAGTTCCTGCTGTAGCACCAATAAGGCTAGAAATTCCACTTTTTGTCAACTGATCCGCACCTCTTGTAACTGTTGTAGCCCAAGTTCTAATATAACTAGTTGCTCTTGTGTTTGAAGATCTTGGGACCATTGTTTCAGCTTGTGGTCCCCATAGTAAAACAGTTCCTCCTGCTGGAGTAATATTACTTAAAGAGGAATTACTTAGCCAAAATTGAACTAAGAAGTAATCTATTGTTGGGTTCCACCATACGCATCTAAACCAACCATTACCAACATTTTCCATATAAGCAAAATGCCCAGCTCTAGTTCCCGATACCACTCCATCTATCAAATCAAAAGAAGCACCAGGGAAATTACCTAATACATCAACAACAGTTAAATAACGAGTATTCTCATATTTAGCATAGACGCTTTGACATTGTATTGAATTAGAAATAGACTGATACCAACCACTAAAATTACTACCCGATGTAGTCATTCTGAAAGAATTATTACTTCCATCAGGACAACGAACTCCAGCTTGAACCAATGTACCACTAGCATTAGGACTCCAAATTCCTCCAGTTATAGTCATGTTTTCACTATATCTTACAAGGTTTGTTCTAGTTGGTTCGATGGTTATTCCTTGCTCATTACCATAGTAATGGTCCATAGCAGGAACATTTAATCTATTGGTTAATTGGAAGTATGGACGAGGAGACCAAGGGGCAGCAGTTTTATTTGTTTGCTCCCATTGATAGCCATATATGTAGCAAAACTGACCTGCTACCGCTGCACTACCAGACTCATCGCCAGTAAATTCTATTCTAACACCAGAAGCCCCACTACCCGATATAACTGTCTTACTTACCCTATACCAACCTCCACCGTATTCTTCTATAGTCCATCTATTTCCTACGTTTGAAGAAATAACAGCACCAGTAGCAATATTGAATTTAACTTCTTGTCCTGTTACAGAGCCGTCTCTGAGACCCAAAACATAACAACTTCCGGCCTTTACAAAAAGACTTTCGGTTTGTGCATAGCCATAATAAAATGATCCCCCTGGACTACCGAAAAACGAGAAAACCCCATTAGCAGTAGCTTCAACTTTCCAAGCGTTTACTTGTCCGTCTAAAGGATTTGCTATAACATTAGGGGTTTTAGTAATGTTATTATTGACAGTCCAAACAGAAACATCGTTAAAGTCATTTGACCAAGCCGCATTGTTCCAAGGAGCATCAACAACAAAGCCATCTTTATCATAGGCTGTCTTAGCCGTACTTCTTAGAAACTCCAAGTCACCACCACCCCCAATAGGAAACTGGGTAAATACTTTATTCTCTTGATATACAGCAGGATAGTTTAACAAAGAGAAGTCAGCAAACAAGTCGGATCTATTGTCTGAACTAGTGTTTACTTCAATATAGCCAGTAGAGTTATTAAATTGGTCGTGGAAATTTAAAAATTGTGTGTCTATGACAGCAGAAACTCTGTAGTAATAAGTTACTCCATTAGTTAAATTTATAAACTGATAGGAGTCTCCTGTTACTTCAAGGTTTTCATAAACAAACGTAGCAAATGTGGGAGAAGTACTAAGATCTATAAGGTAGTAATAAGCCTTTGGAAGAGGTCCCCAATTGGCTGTAAAGAAAGTTGCCCCGACATTAGTTGCAGGTAATAGAGTTACAGTAACAGTTGATGTTGCTGCTGCTCTTATGGGATTGGGTATATTTAGGTTTGGTCCTATCATATACCGTAGGCAATCACAGATCCGCTTGTAAGTGTTATTGAAGTTATGTAGTCACCTTTAGGCATTACCCAATATGCACCTCTGTTTAGGGTCTGAGCCCCAAATCTAGATACGATATTAACACCATTTTTATCTAAGGCGGCAGCAATAACAGCATCCTCATTTACAATAAAACTCTGAAATGCTCCGGTAATCGGAGACGTGCCATATATCATAGTAGAACCTGTTAATCCTGCTGAATAATCTAAGGTTCTTGAAAATACTTCTTGCATATAACAAAGATACTAAATTTTGGTAAAAAACAAAAGCGAGACTAACCTCGCTTCTTTGCCGTCTTTGCAGACTGTTTAAATGCTTTTGTTGTGGGAGAACCTTTTGACCCAGGCTTTCTCATCTTCTCTCCGCTTCCCTCAGCAATACGCTTACGTTTGGCGTGAATGTTTGCATACAATCCTTGTTTCATTTTCCTTGACCTCTATAGGGTTTTTTGTAGTTTTTACTACCTTTCGTTCCGCTAGTTTTTGTCTTAGCGTGAACTCCTGGTCTCTTAATACTAGGTTTAGGAGACCAAGAGCTAGAAGAGGGTTTCTCTTTTTTCGCCATTACTTTTTCTTAGCTGACTTCTTAGCCATCATTTTCTTGGCAACCATAGCTTTAGCCATAGGCTTTTCCATCATTTTGCCAGCTTTAGGCATCGCCTTACCACTAGCTTTCTTTCCGTACATCATATACAAATATAATTATTTTTTCTTTCTTTTGGAAGCACTAATAGCAATTGCAAGAATCTGCTTCTTACTACGAGGAGTTCTTCCACCTGGCTTAGCGTATTGCTTATTCTTCTTTGACAATTCGCTAATGTTTTTGGATATATTTTTTCCTAGTGGCATATTATTTTTTCCTTTTGGATAAACCTTTTGACACAGCAGAGGAAATCATTTTTTCCATCTTCTTCATCTTAGCTGCTTTTTCTGCCTTTTCTTTCTTCTTGTAGGCAGCACTTTCTTCTTTCTCGATCTCAATTTTCATACCCTTGGGTACGCTAATGGATCTACTTGCGGATTTCTTTATAGATTTTTTCATATTAACTTCCTTTCTTCCATTTTTTGCTTGGAGAAGCAGTCTTGCTTGGACTCCATTTTACTTTGTCAGCCCAATAGGCAGCAGACATCTTTCCCTTAGAAATGTTCTTGGCATGACGAGATTTAAACGCCTCACGCTGACCAGCAGTTTGATTTGTTTTAACGCCTTGTTGTCCAAAGCGAAGAGTCTTCACTTTGTCACCTTCTTTTGCCACTACTATGTGACTTTTCTTGGGATGACTAGGAGTGGCCTTGGGTTTATTATAACCTGAGACCCCAGCCCTTGCTAATCTAGGATCCTTTTTCATATCTTCTTACAAATTTTTCTGCAACAGAACCAGCAACCATTGTCATGGTCACAAACTCAACAGCCTCTACAGCTTCATTCTTTTCTGTTTTAAACATAAAAACAATGATGCATAGAAACCCAATAGTCCCTAAAACTCTCTTATGTGACACACCGTCACTTCCAGAGAACATTTCTTTTATAAATTGTTTCATATTATAATAATGCTGATAATTGGTCTCCGGTACTATCTACAGTAGCAGCATTCTTTAAACGCTTTCCTATAGATCCAGCTGTATTTAATGCACTAGTCTGCACGTTCCACACATCTTGAGGTGAAAGAACTGCCGTTCCAATTGTGTTGTCTACAGGTACACCGAACGCTACAGACGCAGGACTAGGCATACGCAATGTTCCTGTTAATGTCCCAGACGCATACACCGTATTAAATCTTACGTTGTTTACAGTAGGTGCATCGACAGCATAACCAGGTTGTAACATCCGTGCGGCTGGGGCAATTGCACCAGGCTGTACCGCACCATTAGTGGTTTCATCTCTAAACTCAAAGTAAGAAGTATTTGATGGTATTAAGTGCATTCGGACACATTGAAATGGCACGAATCCATATTCATTACATACAAAAGGGCCTGACAATAAGTTTATAGCAGAGGCGTTAGACGAAACAAAACCTACAGAGTTTCTTCCTGCATATATAGCTCCTACTTGATTTATGTAAGAAGCGGTAGTACAGTTTATTGCAGGATTGTTATTTGTAGTAGGAGAGTTTCCTGCATATAGATTACCTGTAACATAAACGGTAGCAATACCTACTATTTGTATTCCCCAATCAGCACTCCCAAAATTTTCACCGCCATATACGTTCCCAGTAATATTAAGATTACCTACGTTAAAATAAATTCCGTAACCATTGTTATTAAATGAAGAACTTCCATAAACATTTCCGGTAACATTCAATGTGCCTCCTGCACCAAACCAAATACCTGCAACTGGTCCATTGTTTGTAGAACCCAATACATTACCAATAACATTTAATGTACAAGATACATCTGTAAATATAGCATTTGAAAATCCACCATATATTCTTCCTGTTACATTGACTGTTGCATTTGCCGCAGTGAGAACGTGTATATTTCTACTATTAGATACACCAGTTGCACCCGGAGTGCTACTTGGTTCTAGATTGCCTATCACATTTAATGTGCCTCCACCTGTAACCTTTATTGTAGATAAAGCGGTTGATGATGTTGTAGGTCTTATTATGTTTCCAGTACCACAGTTTATTGTTGCTGTACCATTACTTGAAAAAGTTATTAAGTCAGTGGACGCAGCAGATAGTCCTATTGCTCCTGTAGTAGTTAGCGTAATGCCAGAAGGTAATATGAATCCACCACCTGCTATTGTGTTTGCTCCGTAGTCATTTGCTTCGTATAAATACAATTCTGATATACCAACGTATGACGTATTCCCATTGTTTAGTGTAATATTAATTCTATATTGTATATATGCAGTTGTATTTGTGAATGTTCTCGTAACTGTCGCTGTTCCTGAATTACCAGTTACAGTATCTAAGACAACCCAGCTAGAGCCATCCCACGCCTCAAACGTCCAATTTCTAGGAACACTTGTTGGGCTTCCGTTACTTGGAGCCTGAACTTGATACTTATTTATTTTTTTCAAGGCTGGGAATTGATAAGCTAACCACCCAGTAACCCCATTTGACAACCAATCATTCCCCCCTCTAGCAAAAGCATTAAAAGGCAAAAAGGTCGGATTATTGCTAAAATATGAACTTGCAGAAACAATACCACTTGGAGTAGTATTAGATGTCATTGCTGGGGTTGCAATAACAGGACTCTGAACCGTGTTCGTTATCAATTCTACATTGATATTCTGATCAATAGTTACAGTAAAATTATTAGATGCAACTATATCCCCTACAGTAGGCAATACTCCATCGTTCCATATTGCTGGATTCGACCAGTTTCCGTTTGCAACTGCTGCTCTTAATGCCATATTATATTAGTGCTGCTAGTTGATCCCCTGTTGAATCAACGGTACTTGTATTTTTTAATCTTTCACCTATACTACCAGAGGTATTTAAACCGCTAGTCAAAACATTCCAAACATCAGCTGCTGTTACTGCACCAGTGCCTACCGTATTGTCAACGTCTACGCCTAATCTTACATTGCTAGCAGCTGGCACTCTCATTGTCCCTGTAAATGAGCCTACGCCATATACTACTCCAAATCTCACATTGGATACCGCTGGTAAATCTGACACTACCTCTGGAGAACTCATTCGTATTGCAGGGGCAGGAGCAGCAGGAGGCAATGCTCCGTTAGTTGAACTGTTTCTAAACTCAAAGTAAGAACCTAAAGTTTTTATATAGTTCATTCTAGAAACATAAAAAGGAAGTGCCCCATATATATCTGATATAAAAGGTCCACTCATTAAATGTATTGAAGAGTTACTTGTAGACGATAGGACCACAGAACTAACATTGACATTGTTAATTCTCGCCATTATTAATCCTACTTGGTTGAAATAAATAGTTTGAGTTGTACTTATTACGGCACTCCTGCTCCCATAAATAGCACCGACAAGATAAAAGTTAAAAGAAGTATTAATACTAAAAGGGCTTGCTGCAATACTATTCCCAGATGACTGAAGATAATCAATATTACCTGTCATATTAAAGGTAAATATTTTATTTATACTTACTATCGGTCTTATGACACTAGAGTTCAATGTCATATTGCCTGTAAAATTTACAATTCCACCATTCGTTCCGGTATTAACAAATACCGCTTCCGAGTTTTGTCCGCTACCAACACCTTCCCAGTTGCCTATCCAATTTAATGTTCCTATTCCATTGAAATAAACAACTCGTGCGTTACTTAAAATAGTAACTTGCGTATTCCCTATTAATGTTGCAGACTGCCCTGTAGTTAAACTGAATACAATCAATCCACCTAGAGAGTTGCTACCTGAAACAAATCCGTTAATAGAGTTAGTGCAAGTAACAGTTACTCCACTATTAAGTATAAATCCACCTCCTGCTACTGCTGGTGATGTACTTAGGTATTCATAGAATTGAATTGCGAACACTCGAGGCGGTGCACTTGGACTATAATTTAAACGATACTTAATATATAAAGTGCTATTACCAATTAAGGGGGACGTGTAATTAAAACTTGTACTAACAACAGTGTGAAGCACTATCCAAGTACTTCCATTCCATCCCTCAAATGTCCAACTCCCTGTAAGTCCACCATAAGTTCCTACAGTATACTGATTAATTGCTTTAGGTGTAGGAAATTCATAAGCAATCCAAGCTGCTCCAGAAGGTGTCCACTCTGTATTAATATCTGATTCAAATGCTTTCCATGCCGCAAAATTACCTGTTTCGCCTTGACTAGCTGTTACAATACCACTTGGTGTAGTTGCAGAAGTCATGTTAGGAACTGCTCCTACTAAAGCTTGAGCAGCATTAGTAAGTGTATCTACATTTATATTCTGATCAATGGTTACAGTAAAATTATTAGAAGCAACAACATCTCCTACGGCAGGTAAAACACCTCCGTTCCAAGTGGCTGTATTACTCCAATTCCCATTAGCTACTGCAACTCTTAATCCCATGATTAAAGTCCTTTGTCAGTTATAAATTCTTGTAGCGTATTCATAATCCCTACAACTGCTTTCTCGAATGCAGGGTCGCTTTCTGCTACCTCAAATACGTCTAGTATAGACACAGCTTTAGCGTAGTCAGGCTGAGCCTCTATTCCTCCCAACTCCAAGTCTCTGTATGGAGTTAATCTCAACGCAACAGATGCTCCCCTTGGAGGATCATACGGGCTAATAGAAAGATTTACTAGAAAGTAAGGGTACTCTACCCCATCTACTATTGTTGGATTTGAACTTATTAATGGCATAATTATGTGTATATGTGTGTGTATCGTCCTGTCCAGTTTACATTGTTTGCTGTAAGTACAGTTGTTGTTCCGTCATCTAGTATCTGTATTCTTGTTACAAGCCATACATTTGATGATTCTGAGGCCCCAGCATCTGCCTTACCACAATAAGAATAAGGAGATACAAAATCTTGTCTCAATTCCTTTTCTAGAGCAGGAGGTGGACCACCATAAGTAAGTTGACCAGTAGCAGGGTTGTAGTAAACAAGACTTCCTGTTGTACCACTAGGTAGATTCGTAGTAGTGTCATCAGTAACAACCAATGCACCACCGACATTCATCTGACCAGCAACGTCCATCTCACCACCAACTTGCATTTGGCCTTCAACTTCTAGCTGCCCATATAGTTTATGTCTCTGTCCCATTAGTATGTTACCTCCACTATTTCTAGTTTACTTATTGCGTTTATTTGAATTAATCCTGTTCCTACAAAGGTAGGGAATTGGAATTGCAAGTTCAAGTTCTGAGTCCCCCCGACAGAATAGTTCATCAATGCTGTTGTCATAGAACTATCGAAGCCTGCCTCTGAAGAAACAATAGCAACAAGAGTTGAAATACCACTTACCTTCTTGAACACCAATCTTGTTGTTTCAGAATATGTATCCCCAATAACAACACCTGTAACGTCTCCTGTAATACCAATAACAGTTGCTATTGTATCTATACTTACGTTCCAAGTGGCATTAGGTGTTGTAGGCTCAATCAATCCAGTAGCCCCAGTACCATCTGTACTCAAGTTCATAGTAGTACCACTTGCTTGGTTTGTTGTCCTATAAGCGACTATGGTCTTTGTATATAAAGATCCACCGCCTCCACCATTTGCATTTTCCCAAACCCCAAGTGTAGCATTGTATAACAATGTCTGTTGGTCTAATGGATTTGTTATTTTTACGTTGTGTAATTCGTCTAACTCATAACCATTATCGACCTTTACAAATATCTTTCCATTGTTGGCATGAGCATATACAACATATCCCATGACCACAGTATGGTCTGGTGCTTGAGGTTTTACCTTTGTAAGAGCACCTGGTGTTGTAGGACTTAAGAATAAAACATCTCCATCCACCCAAGTTTCTCCTTGTAAAGAACCTGTTGTATTAATCCCACTTACGTTACCAAATACCGTAATAAATCCCTCTTGGTTAACGTTAATGTTTTCTGTAACAACTCCTAAAGTAGTTACTGAGTCAGGGTCGTTATTACCTTGAGCTAAAACTACCGCAAGTCTTTGACCCTGAGCCCCACCCTCTGATGCTATACGAACTCTAACTACCTTGTAATCAGATTCAAGTAAATTGGCTCCTGTTTTATTTACTACACGAGCAACAGTTTCTTGCCCCAACTGAAGAGTAACATTATTTCCCTTCAATCTTAAGTCAGCAGTTCCGTCTTGGTCATTCCAAGCGAACATACCCGGCTGCAACGCAGGAGCAGCCAAGGTATCTAACTGAACATAGTCGGTTGTTAAACCACCTACGTCAATTGCATTAGTGGTAGTTGATCCAGTATCCGTTACGTCTTGTAGATTCTGAGACCCAGTTATATCTGTAGCGTCTAACTCAGCAGCAATTCGTCTGAGTCTTATTTCTTCGTCTTTATATTTTTTGTCACGAGTCTGCTGAAACAACCTTAATAGGTCGTTGGCTTGTTTTAATAGTTCTTGTCTCGTAACATCAAACGCCATTATAAAGTCTTAAGCATTGCAATTAGCTCTGGTTGAGGAAACACATCACTCTTGTCGTAGCGAACACTAACGTGAGAGTAAACTCCTGGTTCTCCCATCAAAGCCTTAGTGTATACATCCCAAATCTTCTCATCGTAAGCCAATGGGATATTAAATTTCTGACCCCAAAATAAAAGTAACTTACGAGTACTTTCAATCTGAGCATCTGTATACTTATGCCAATATTTAGATCCTCTAAATTCTTTATCTAATTGTGTAACTTCCTCATCCTTAATGAATTGACCATAGACAGTTTTATATCTACCGCCCTCAAATTTTAATGGACCATAAGAACACAACTCGATACCCAAAGAAATCTTATCCAATGAAATATAAGGAAGGCCGTGTTTTTCAAACACCCCCTCTTTTAAACCCAAATGGAATGCCCAATACTTGGATGAAAAAGCCTGAACGATTGTTCCGTCTCTTGAAATACAAACAGATGTTCCAATCTTAACAGCATCTCTCTCCCAGATATCAATAGTGTTTTCACCACTTGGGCCTCCGACAGTATGATGCAAATAAATTTGCTTCTTGGTTGTCTCTTGCTTAACATATTGATTGTCAGGCAAAAGATGCATTTGGATATTTAAGTCTTCTAGTTTTATCATATGTCTCCTGATACAATAAATACGTTAGGTTCTACACATACAATCTCAACTCTTCTACCTCCGGTAATTCTTCCAGGAAGAGATACTGCACCTGTAGCAGATGGTTGAATAATCAAACCACTAGCACTACTTATCTGAACATCACCTACGCTCATTGTGCAAATTGTAAAGAATGCACCTGGGGTTATTGTTGGTTCTAAATTAAATACAACAGTTCCTGTTACATGAGCAACTCTGAAAATATGATTTGTCTGTGCGTCAGTAAGGGAAACACCGGTAGCCGTATTAACAGGAGTAATAATCCTTCTTGTTCTTGCTACTGTTGATGGTATTCTATTGTCGTTTATCTCTCCACTTGCAATGTTTGAAGCATTTAAGTTGGTGATTTCAGAACCATCATTAGATGGATATTTAGCAAGTGCACTTAATCTAACTAATTGGTTAGCACCATTAAATGTATTTCCTTGTCTAGTCACATTGACACTCAAACGAGAATCAGACAAAGTACCAGTAACCAAATCCCCAGCGTCTGTTGTAGGGACACCACCAAAAGCAGCAAGTAACGTAGAATGCTTAATCTTTTTAGTTTTTCCCTGTGCAGTATCTGATTTATCGACAATAATATATTCATCATCGGGCGATAAATCCGCTAATAATAGTTCGTCAAGTTCACTTGTTCTTTCTGGTTTAAATGCCATTATAATATAATTTGATATCCGTTTTGTTGTAATAACCAAGTTCCATTTTGAGTCAGAAGATATCCGCTGAGACCCGAAATGTAAGTTAGTTCATCACCTTTTTCTGTCAATAAGAATGCATCAATTTCTGCTTGAGAAACGCTGCAATCCCCACAATTTCTACTCCATCTGTTTGCTACGGAAAGGAATCTATCTGTTTGATCCTCGTAGCAATTGATATTTTCTAAGCACCACAATAAAAACAAACCTTTCTTCTGACTCTTTTCTAGGTCACAACAAGGCTTGTCATACTTCTTAGCATTTTCTATTTTGGCCTCAGTTTCTACGATAGCCTTACGAACCGCTAAGTAAGTTCCAATGTAACTATATAGAGTAGCAAAAGTCATTAGCAGCCACAAGAATTAATTGAGTATGGAGAGCAATCAGTAAAGAAATCATTGATTTCCTCATATAAATCTTGGGCAAGAATGTATTCTTCACATTCAAATGCTTGAATCATTTTGTCATACAAAGTTTTTGCCTCTTCGTAGTTATTGGTATCCATGTCACCCAATGCCAATTTTGCAATTTGACAACGAATTTCATTTGTACGAAGTGCATACTTTGTAATTACATATTGTATGCTACTAATTGTAAAAGTAGTAACGAACTTCCATACTCCATCTTGCAATATAAATGTCGGAACAACAGTTGATGGGTCAGTAAACAAATTGTATGCTCGGTCTGTACTAGTAAAAAAGGTTGTTCCCAAAAGATTAGAAGCACCTATAGAAGTAGTACTTCCAGGTAAATATATGTCTAATGATAAAGCAGAAACTGGAGATGGTGTAGTATGGGCTGGATTTAGTGAGCCCCAACCTCCTGGATTAGTAATGGCATTATAATCCCCAGTATCATCAGTTATAATGATATTGTCTGAGTTATTTATAATACCTATTTTTAATTCTAGTGGCATATCTCAAATTTACGAAAATTATTCCAAAATTCCGACTCTCTTTAAAGGTTCAGCATCCATAACACCTCTGTCATACATAATCTTGAGATATTTCTTCTCTCTGTTGGTTGTATAATCACTCTTCCAGCCATCATTTGCCGCTTGAATACTAGCTCTGTAGGCTTCAAAAGCCTTGACTATATCATCTTTGACTAGTTCCGTATTATCTAAGAATGCATTGAACTTTATACTTGCGTTTAAATTTTCAAATACATTTCTTAGATTCTGAGTATTCGAGAACATAATCTCACCTCTTTTTCTTAGTTCTTCACGATACAAATCATTAGGTAAAGAGTATTTAAACTTATTTGGTGTGTTGACATCAGAATACTTTGTGACAATACCTGTTCCATCGTACTCTAATTCATTCTTAACAGGCATAGTCATCATAGTGTAGAAATCTGAAGTTTTACCTTCGTATGTATAATCATAGGTTCTACCTGTTATTAGTTTATACATTTCAGCATACTTGATTAAATTACTCTGTATGAATGTAGAGTGTTCGTATAATCTAGAATCTTCATTTTCTCTGAGACCCGGAGACCACCTTCTAAATTGGAATGGGTTAAACATGGCCTCCACATAAGACTCCCAACTGCCAGGTTCTGAAAAAGTAACTCTATTGCTTAAGTCCTCTCCCATGATGCCTATTGCGGCCTTGTAATATGGATTATAGCCAGCATCAAAAGGAACATTTCGACTTAACTTTTGAACTACACCCAATGAAACTCTACCAAGTGAAGTAGGCAAATTAAACTCTTCTGATTGTGTATTTATATCACTTATAGTTTGAATATTTTCTGCCTCTGCTTTGCTTTTAAATGAACCAAACGAAGGGAAAAAAGTAGCCAAAGAAGTACTCAATGTACCACTAGTAAATTCTTCAAATTTGTTTTCAGATTTATCTTCCTTGAGTAACTGTCCAACACGAGCAACACCTTGTAACATCGGTAGATTTTGTACACCATTTCCAAACATCTGATACATCATAACACCTATGATACCACTCTCTGGATTCATTACCTCTACTATATTAGAATTTTTACCTTCTTTTACAGAGTCTAAAACAGAACCCCAAAGCCCCATAGAATACCCCATAAAACCAGCGTTACCAAGAGACATTACTTTATCACCTTTTTTAACTACACCGCCTCTCTTAACTGCAAAATTCTTCAAGTCTTCATTCCTCAAGGCGGCAGCAATAAATTCAGAGAACAAACTCCAATTTATTGAGTTACCCTTTAATCCGTTTTTCTTGAGTTCTTTTTCTTTTTCTGGAGAACCTCCGGTCAATAAAGCACCGGAAGCATAGGCCATCATTGATATAACGCTCAACTCAATACTAGTTATAACCTCAGCAGCACTATTATTCAAATCCCTTTTCTTCAAGAATAAATCTACTTTTGCTGTCTCATAGGCTTTTTTCTTATTATCAGATATTTGCTTACCTTCTGGATATTTTTTATTGAATTCAGCTAGTTCTCTTCTATATGAAAACTCCTTAAATACATATTTAGGCATCGATACAAAAGGAACAGTTTTACTTATTGCAGAACCCAAGAAGTTAGTAGGAACTTTTATAAATGGCATAAGAGTCCAAAATGCAACATCACCAACTTGGTATGCTTGTTTTTTAACAGCAGCAAGTGATAATTTCTTCTCCTCGCCTTTGTTAATCTGAGCCCCAAGTTGACGAACTTTCTGCTTCAGTCCCATTCTACCCTTACCAATCATCTTACTTACTCCATTGTCATTCATAAATACTCTCTTCAAACCAGCTTGTTCGAATTTAGAATTTAATTCTGCATAAGTAGACATAATAGATATCATAGAACGCATTGACTCTTTACTTAAGTCTTTTTTACCGTCTAAAAAGTTTTCAAATAAACCTTGAGAGAATTTCTCATTGTTTATATTGCTAAAGTAGTCAAGCATTGCTCTTGTTGCAGCCAACTTTCCAAAAAGTATATCACCACCATATGCCATAGTACGTCCGACACCTTCTGTAACTTGCGAGCCAATACCCAAAGTGCTCATAAACATTGCTTTAGCAATATTATAAGTTTTACCACTTCTTACTTTCGGATCTGCTTGATTGTTCATTCTTTGTAAGGTTAAGTCCATAGCATCCACAAACTCTTCGTCAGTCATATTTGCTGCTTGTTTTCCTGACAATTTTTCCATCTGAGTAATAACCCATTTGTAAACAATTTGAGGCTCACGGAAGAAGTTTACAGTACCAAAACTATCGAAGTTTTTATCTGAAACCGAACCCAATGCACCATACTTAGCCATTAAATTCATTTCATTCAATGAATTTCTTCTAGATAAAGAATAAGCCAAACGCCAATTGTTAAAGCTAAGAGTATTTCCTGCTATTCCATCCTTAAAACTATCTCTGAGTTTTCTGATTGCAATACCATTTGGGTCGTATGAACTATACAATAAGTTTTCTATGTTCGAAGTTATACTCAACACAACAGTACTTAAATTTAACAAACCTCTACTACCACCAGAGGTTAATACCTCATTCCAATATGTTGGCTTTCTATTATTCAAAAACTGCATAAGGCGAACATTTGCCAAACCTAAGTTTTTCTGTGCTGCTTGATACGCCTGAAAAGCCTGGTCAGACAAGTCTCCATTGTTTAGTTCGGTTTGTGCTTGCTTTTCTGTAGCCGTAGCAGTATTAAAATCAGCAACAAGACCAGCAAGTGTTTCTTTTTGTTTCTGAGTCAAAACAATTCCCTCTTTAGCCAAACTTTGCTCTATTAGAGAAGCCATAGACTTAGGGAATAGGTTACGACCTGTAGCCAATATTCTACCTGCAAAACTTAAAAGATTAGAATATCTCAATAAGTCTTCTTTCAATTCGACCTCTTTTTCGAACATTTCAGGTGCTTGTTTTAACTTATCAAGTAATTCACCTAGTTGTCTACGCATTTCTTTGGCTGCTACTTCTGTTGGCAATGCCATTTGACTCATCAGATACTCAATCATTACAGAGGCATCTGCGAACACCAAACCAGACTCTTGGAACATTCCTGCAATATCTCCTAATTTATGAGTAGATTTTAATGCTCTACCTTCTTCAGTCAAGTCTTCTAAGAACTCTAAATTAGCAACTTCACCCTCTCTTTCGAAAAGATTTGCGATAGTCTTTCTAAACTCAGCACCAAAAACATTTTCTAAATCTTCATTAAGTGCAAAGTCACCACTAACCATAGCATTGAATATTTCTACGTCATTGTATCCGTTCTGCTTTAGGTCTGCTCTAATATCTGCAATGTCCATCCCGGACATATTTTCAATCTCTGTTATTAGATTGGTTTTTCTATCTGCAAAAGCATCTCTGATTTTCTCAAACGCCTCAAATCCTTTCTGAGTTATTCTTTGGTTATAAAAGTCATCACTTATTGTATTCTTACCAAGTTGTTCTTGGATGTCTTTCTTACCATAGCCCATGTCAATAAGATTATCTAATGCATCTGAGACCGAACCACCTTCATTAGTTATTTGATTGAACTCAGCATTAATCTGATTGGCATCTAGTTGCGATTTAGAAGTGAACTCTTGCTGCTTAGTAATAATAACACCACTTTTTCCAAAAGTATTATTTTTAACGACATTTACTTTTTCACCCAATAACTCTTTAACATAATCAACTAGTTCATTACCATCGAAACCTTTTTGAAATACTTCTACATCTTTACCGCCTTGTTTTCTAGTTATAATAAGACTTTTTTCTTCTGGACCAGGAACAGCATTCTTAGCCGCTTTGACATCACCATTCCACCCTCTTGTGCTAATTACTGCTTTACCGCCAACATTTAACTTCTCATAGATGTCTGTAACGATTGCGTCTCTGATATCTTTAGGTACAACATTTAATACATTTAAAGAAACAATACCATCGTATTTTTTATTTATATCTTCAGAACTAGTAAATGTTGCTTCTTCTTTACCTTGCCATCTTTCAGGATTAGGTTCAAATGAATCTACCTTACGTCCTAGAGTATTTGACATTGCGTCTGTTCCGAGACCCAATCCTGCCCCATAGTCCAAAACATCCCCTTGGATGTCCTTAATTAAATTAGCAGCTTTTATATAAGAGCCAGTAGTAGTAGCGACTTGAGTTGTACCACTAGATTTTTCTGAACGAACTTTCTGAGATTTACTTAAAAAACTATTCAAATCCTCTGCCGCATAAACCTTACCCAAATCACCAACAGCAGTTTTGATAATTGCTGGTTCACTTGGTTTTTCCAAAGGCAGATTAGTTTCTTTCGAAACAACCTCTAGTGCTTTTTTAGGTAAAACTTCTTTTACATTTATTTTTCTATTTGGGAAACCAACAACCTCCCCTAAAATAGCATTTTGATAAGTATCGTGTGAGCCACTATTGAATTTTACTTTACCATTAGGTTTAAGTAAAATACCCATATCTCCATTTTTGAAATCATTTTCAATCAGAAATGGTTCTCTAACTAGTGGTAAAAATTCTTGTAAAGTGGGGACACCTAACTCTTGATGTACAAATTGCTGAAATGGTAATGTAATTTTTTTATCACCACCCTCGTGAAGTAATGTTTCTGCGAATGTTTTTCTTGCAGAAGTTTCAATCATATTAGGATTTTTGATTGCACTTAAAAAACTATCCCATTTCTTAACATTTGATGGTAGCATTTTTTCAGCAATTTTTACAAACTCATCAAATGTTCCATTATTTATCGATACACCTTCTATTGTCTTCCCTATATTGTTTTTAAGACCTGCTTCAATTTCTTTGACTAATGCTTTACTTGTACCTTTAGAAAAGTTAAAAGATGTATTCGGAGACCCAGCCATCAACCAAATAAAATCTGTAGCAGGAAGTCTTGTATTTAATAATTTCTCATCTAAACCAGTTGCCCAAATTTCTTCATTTTCAACATTTTTAGGGTCATTAGCAAAATTATAACCACCCTCTAAGAAATGTGTAACACCAGTTTTTGGGTTTTCATACATCCCTCTTTTTAATTGATCAGCCATCCAAAACCAAACTTTTGGATTTCTACCATTGTCTTCTTTAAATTTTCTTAGTTCGGCAATTACATCTACTTGTTTACCTCCTAATAATTGTTCTGAAGGTATATTAATTTCTTGGCCCAACTGAGATTTGCTTAAGATGTCAACATCTATTTCGATAGGTTGTTCAATAAAAGGTTTTGTCCCCTCATTCATTTCTCCTGCTTCTTCAATCGTTTCTGTAGGAGTTATTTCTTCTTGTGGTGTTGTTGTCTTTATTGCGATACTTTCTAATTCAGTATCTTTTGAAAATTCCTCATCGATATTCTTTTCGATTAGTTTTTCTAAATAACTATCGGGTAAAAATGTTATATATGGATCAATAAAAGCAGGTTCTTGATTTCTATCCAAGTCCCTAACTACGTTTCCAGAATGTAAATCATCAATTACAACTCCTAATGTCTTATTCCTACCCTCCATTCTCCATTTTTCTTTAGGGTTGGTATCGAAGCCATTTGCGGTCATTAAATCATAAACCTCATCTTGATTTAATCCTGTTTCGTGAGGAATATATTCTTGCTTCAATATCATACCTAGGTTATCACCTATATCGGTAAAACCCATAATCTCATAAGAGGTATCAGGAAACAAGAAATTATGAGCTGCTATTCTCTTGAAAACATCATTCCAAGTGGCAGCCATTTTACTACCATTCGATATTTTGTAAACAAAGTTTTTCTGAGACCCAAGGAAAACTCTAGATTCTGTACCTTCTGGAAGTTCTTTGAGTTTATTTTTGGTAATCATTTTGTCCAACTCCTTTCTTTCAATAAAAAAGTTGTTGTTCTTGGCCCATTCTCTTAGATACTCAGCATCGGGTTTTTCTCCTCTTTGGATTGCCCTAAAAGCCTTTATTTCTTCTTGGACGCTTCCTGTTTTTCGTTCTCCTGTGCTAACTCTTCTTGCCGCATAAGCCGCCTTTTCTCCCGAAATGCCAATCTTGCTGCCGCTCGTTGGTAAAAGGGATTGTTCTTCTGAAATTCCTCCAAAGTCGGAAATTTCTCTTCTTGGTTTGTTTTCATATATTGATTGTGTTATTTGTTCTTGTTGAGTAGTGACTTCGGGTGTTTGCTGAGACTTACTCTCCATTGGAGTAACTGTGGTTTCTTGGGTCTCAGGCGTTACCACAGGAGTCTCTTGAGTAGCATTTGTCTTCTGAGACAAAGTATTAAAGAACTCTATTGCAGCATCGGTATTACTTAAATCTCTAAATAGATTAACAGTACCTCCGGTTAAGTTAGATACATACTTTGAGATGTAAGATGCTATATTTTGTAATTTGCTCTTCTTAAGATCTGAGACCGAACCCTCGTACTCTTGAGACAACAAACCAGCAGCCTCAGCCATAAATTCTTCAAACTTATCTAACTCATTATACTGACTAGTAAACTCCTCTAAGTTTTTTATGTCGCTATTCTTCATCACCTTAGTTAACCCTTGGCGAAAATCTTGGAATGCCAATACATCTTCACCAAACTTTTGTAAAAGCAGGGCGTGTGTCAACTCGTGATTTATAGTTCTAGAGTTTGATTTATCCAAATTAATTTGTATCTGTGCTTTATACCTCTTAGTCTTTTTATCATAAGTGTATGCAAAGTTTCCATTAGAATTAACATTTCCTCCAACTTTAGGCATCAACGCCTTAAAGTCTTTATCTGCTAACAAAACTATCTCAACACCACTCATTTTCTCGTTTAGAACAGCTTGAGCATTCTTTGCCTGGTTAAAACGAGACTGAACAACGGCTTCATCCAAATTATTTTCTTTAGCGATGTTTTGAATATTATCATCGTTGTTGAAGTCAATCTTATTTTCTACTTTTAAGTCTACACCTTCAACAGTTTGCTCTCCTTCTCTTTCTTTCTTGAGGTCGAACAACTTATTTAATTTCTTATTCAACTTCGTATCATCGGTCTGCAAAGTAGCAATTGGTTTTGCTTTACCATTATCATCTCTAAATTCATTAGTCAATACTCTAGCAATAGGGTTTTCTAAGTTATTGAGATAACCATCTACTTGCTTATTGTCTAAAACTACAGACATTCCATTGGCAAATGAAATCTTAGTGTAAGATAATTCCTTACCCTTTATAACATCATCTATATTTTGATTTACCTCATCTAATTTGATTTGTGTTGCATTTTTAGATGTCTGAGTCCGAGCAGTTTTTAATTTCTGCTCTAACATTTCTTTCTCTTGTAGACGATTCAAGTAATATCTAGAATCATCTAAATTCAAAATACCAGCATCTTGTACCTCTTGGATTTTCTGAATATAGTTCGGAAGTTTATTCTTTAAGTCATCGTATTGCTGCTGAGTTATTTCACCTCTAAAACGTAACATATCAGGAAGTGCATACGCAGCATTTTCACCCATAACTGAATACAAATCATTGAAGTAATCCAATTGATGAGAGTCTCCTAGGAATTTACTTACGTCTGCATAATCACTTTCTACCTTTAGTGCCCTTGTAGTTTCACCTCTTGCTTGAACGCCACCGAAGGTTGCCACAGTAGGTAAAACATCTATTGCTAAATCTTTTCCTGTTGTAGCCAAATACTCCAACATAGTCTTATCCCTTGTCTCTACTTCACCTGTTGTTGGATTTACCGATTGTATAGTTAATTTACCTGTCTCTTTGTCACTAGTATATTGCTGTACAATCTCTTGGGTTAATTCTACTCCATACTCAAGAGGAGTTGCTTTTAAGTAATTCTTCCAAAAGGCAGTAGAACCAACCTTATTACCAAACAAGAGTGAACCTTGTGCAAAGTAGAATGGCATCATACCTAAATGTGCTTGTGCTATTCTTTTAGATGCACGATCAGCATCAGCAACACTACCTCCACCATTTAAAATCTCGTCTCTAACAGAGACGCTTTCCCTTGCCATATCTGTGTACATAAGAAACGTACTAGCCAAGTAAGGATTACCAGTTAAATAAGTAGCGAGTGCACCACCACCAATTGTCGGTAATTGGTCAATCATCTGTTGGGCAAAAGCACCAAAGCCTTCTGAGAAAGAACGAGCATTTGATAAACTATTACCAGCATAAGCATTACCACTAGCAAAAGTGGCCATATCATTAATTGTTCTATTGACGAATCCGATATCTAAATCTTTGACACCAGACATTTCAAGAGACGATCTCATAAAGTTAGCCAGAGAAGACTGAACAAAGTCTCCAAGCATCATAATTTTACTGCCATCAGTAAAATCAAATGCATTCTTATCTACTTGACTCTGCTTGTACTTATTTAGAACCTCTAATGCTTTTTTATTGTATTCTTTAAATTCCTCAGAAGTTCTATTTTGAAAAATAGTTCCTAATTCATCTAAACGCTGAGAATACTCTTCTTTTTTAAGTTTTTGAAACTTGGAAAACTCTTCGCCAAATTGTGCAATTTTATTAGTTACCTCAGTATTGTAAGCAGCAAGTTCATCGTTATAGTTCTGAGCTGCCAAATTATATTGCTCAGGTGTGTCAAAGTTTTCTGGAACAATTAAACTTTTTTGCTCTGCAAAATACTTCGTTCTTTCTTTTATTTCAGACTCTAAGTTCTTTTGGAACTCCATCTGTTTATTTTCTAAAGATGATTCAATATCATTTTTAATTAATATTATAGAGTTCTGTACTTCTTTTTCATCTGTAGAAGCACTAAATTTACCTAACTCTTTTTCTATTACTCTTTTGTCTATCTGAGCCCGATACTCAGCTCTCAAACGCCCCTCAATAATACCTCTTAATTGATATCTGTACTCATTACCCTCTGGAGTATTTGGAATATATCCTTTTTCTCCTGGTTCTTTACCCAAGAAGTACTTATCTATTTTATCGGCAATATAACCATTATCAACATCAACAAACCCATCGATATCTCTTCTAAAGAAAACACCTTCTTTGTTTAAATCATCGTAGTTATCTTTAAAATCAGATAGGATTTCTGGAACGATATTATCTTTTACTTTATCGTAAATTTTGTTTGCCAAATTTTGCCTAGCGAATTCATCAGACTCTTGATCACCTTGAGATGTTGCTCTTTGTTGATTCAAGTAAACATAGTCACGCAAGTCATTTACCAATGGTTGAATTTGCTCATCAGCCTCTTCCATTCTACTCTCTGACTTCTCAACTCTTCTTCCCATAAAGTCAGTAGCATACGCTTGAGTCAACGTCTCTTTGGGTGCTTTTATCTGTGCTTGAATCTCTTCAGCATTTTCTTTTTGCTTTGCTTCTTGCTCTACTCTGTAACCAGGCTTACCTCTTTGAGCAATGTCTCCACCGCTATATAATCTAGCTTCGATTTCTTGTTTTCTTTTGAAATCTAAATCTGCTTGAGTTTGTTCTGAGGCCATTTGCAAAGGAGTCTTTACAGGACCTTTACCAACCGATACCTTTGATGTGATACCAATATTCTCCAAATCCTTTTTGGCATTAGGAGTATTAAAACTACTTGCATACGAAGGATTCTGTAAGAATACATCGTTAAATGATGTGTTCAAAGAACCCAAAAGGTCATCTAATTTACCAGCATTTTTATACTTTTGGTATTCAGCACTCTTAGAAAGTTTCTGAATCTCCATAAAAGCACCGAATGGGCTTTGGTTTTTAGAGATTTTTTCTATTTGAGTCTGTAGACTATTTCTTAAATTATTTAAGTATGGGTCCGGCTGCCTATTGATATTGTTATCTTGAACTCCCAATTTGGGCGTTTGGGCAACTGTCTGAGGTGCAACATCGACATTTTCAATCGTTTGACCAACCGAAGGAGATGGAGAAGTAAAACTTTCTGTTTCTTCTTTTTTTTTTAAATCCATCTCTATTGGATTGACATCGAATGCTTCTTTCAATATATCATTAGCGTCTGGATTTTCAGTCATGAAGTTTTCAAATTCAGTCTTACTTCCAAACATTGAGGAAAATTCTGGATTAGAACTTAGTTGTTCGTATTGATTATTAAAATTTTCAGACATAGTCTTTTTTTTTATTGAGCGTTTAATTTATTTCTCTGTGCAATTAATTTCATGACATCTTTATTTAAATTACCTGCGTCTTTATCAGTACCTTGTAATTTATCTCTATAAGATATTTTAGTAAATGGTACATAATAACGCATTGAATTTGCGTCTACTTCATAAAATAATTCGTAACCAGAAGCTTTTTCACCATCCATCGCTATTCTTGAGTAATTACCTACTTTTTTAACAGGATATAACTTCAAACTATTTAAAGTTGCATTTGATAAATCACCTGTTATTGTTTTATTATCAGTACCGAATATCTCTGGTGATTTTGCTATTTTACCATATTCTATACCCAACTGAAGATATCCTTTTCTAGTTGCAGTAGCTTCTTTATTACCGATAACACCCATAACATCTACAGAAGGTTCAATGATTACTCCAGAAATGTATTCAGGTTCTGCTGGTCCTGCTGGTTTTCTATCTGAAACTATTTTATTACTTTCAAAAACATTTGCATACTGCTTCATGCTTTGCAACATTGCCTCTTTTACTGCAAGTAATTGTGTTTCATCAAAAGTACCATTTTCATTTAATCTCAACGGTAATCTAGCATCAGCAGCAAATTGCTCAACAGAAGAAGGATTATTTGTTACATAAGTATTTACAATATCTTCGATAGAACTTGGTCTACCAGATACAAATAATTTTTTGTTGTTATTATAAATTTCTTCTGCGTCTTCAACTCTTAATGGAATAGCAGAGTATTTAGACAACTCAATATTACTAAATGGCAATGGTCTCTGTTGTTCGTCAAAAGGTATTTTCTTCAATTGAGAAACAGCAGAAGACAATTCTTTAACATATGGTATTTTCTTAACGGCAGAGTATGTAACTAAACCATTCTCATCTATAATTAGATTAGGAGATTGCTCTAGTCCTTGTACACCTTCAAGAAATTCTTTTCTTGAGGTTGCGTTAGAAAATTTTTCAAAGATTTGTTTTTCAACAGGAGATAAAAATGCACCTCCCTTTTCTCCAGCCTGGTATTGTTTTGTAAGTGTGCTATAATTATCTGAGACCGTTTTTAACTCAGAAAGTTTTTGCTGGGTATCAAATATAATTTTGTCAAACTCAGAAGAAGCATAAGGATTATTTGATGTTTTTATTTTTTGATAACGCTCGAAAGCACTACCTAAAACTTCTTGTAACTCTGGTTGTATTAGCTTATGAAAATTTTCTTTTCCTCTAAATAACTTATCGAATTCTGTGTCTTGTGCTTTTTTCTCTTTTGCCTTTTCTTGTCCTTGTGAGTAGGCTAATTTAAACGCACGATTCTTTTCTGCTTCAGCAAGTTTAACTTGTAAATTACCTAGTTTTTCTGCGGCATTTGTTTGCCCTTGTAATGCTATCGCTTCTCCTAAATTTGCTTGCATATTATCTAGGTTTAAATATTATTTCTCCGTTTGGTCCTGGAACAGCATCGTAGTCATCCATAAAACCTCTATTCATATTGTAAGGATTCGAGAATTTTAACGCATTAGGATTATATACAGACTGATAGAAAGGATCTCCAGACATATCTCCCTTACCAGGAGGTGTACTAAAATTAGGTACTTGAATTGTATTAGCCGGGGTAGAAAATCTATTTTTTACTCCTCCCATTGTAGGTGGTAGATTCAGTAAATTAGGTGGAGTAGATGGTTGTTGCATAAAACCAGCCTTCAAACTTGTTCCACCCATTTCAGGTGGTAAACCCATCAAATTAGGTGGTGTAGATGGCTGTGGCATAAAACCAGCCTTCAAATTTGTTCCTCCCATAGAAGGAGGTAAGTTCATTAAATTAGGCGGTCCTTCTTTCGGACCAATTGGAGAACTGAATTTAAAACTTCCAGGTTCACCAACTAAATTGATTGGACTAGGAACATTAGCATCTCCACTAGGTGTTTTTGCACCGCCATATAACGATGCTAACATAGCTCTATCCTTAGCCTTTTCGTCTCTAGCCATATCTGCCATAACAGCACCACCAGCAGCAGAAAAAACTCCTTGGATTGCTTGCTGACGTGCAAGTCCATAGTTCTGCAATGTTCTTTGACGATCACTAATATCTTGTGCTACATCTCTTTGTTGTAAACCACTCAATTGTAAATTCTGACCCATAAGCATCTGTTGACCTCTTTCTCTTGCCATTTGGTCTTGCATAGCTATATCAGAACCGAAGCGATAGTTTTGCAGAGCACCCATTCTACCTAAAGCAGAACTCATTTGACCGCCACTAAATTCTGTCGCTTGTCGATAAGTTTTTGCTTGAGATGAAGCAAATGCCTCTCTTGCTCTAGCCTCTGCCAAAGGACTCAGACCTTGATTATACTGCCTTCTCGCCATTGCAATATTTTGCTGAATTGGAGAAGCAGCATCCATATATCTAGCTTGTCTTTGCTTAGAAATCTCATTGATTCCTTGTTGTGCCTTTATGCCTCGATATATATTGTAGCCGCCTTCGGCTATGGCCATTGCTGTAACTGGATCCATATATACAAATATAATTATTTATTATTGGTTATACAAACGAGGAGATACTCTAAACTTAACAATTGCATTTATAAGTTTCTGAGTCCCAGCCGAACTTGCCAAAAACATTTTCATTTTAAGCCATCGTCCAAACAATCTTGAAGTATCACCACTATTCAAACCTGTTCCTGTAGAGTCGTTCTTTATTGTACTATAAAACAAATCCTCTCTTACTTCTAAATCTGCATTATCCAAGTAACTAGTGTGATTTTTTGTATTAAAGTATATTGGTTTATTTGCTGACGCATAAGGAATCAATTCCGAATTGACTTGGATGGCTTCGAATATCTTTGGAAGATTTGGATCATAGTTCATTACGAATTCAATATAAGGTTCGTAATCACCAGTAACACCGTAGAAGGTATAGTTAAGACCGCTATCGTGTAAATAAATAGTGTTTTCAAAACCTGTCTCTGGGTCTTGTGAGAAAAAGGTGTTGTTATAAGGCAGATAGATATTAGGTGTATAGCTATGAAAAGATATAAAACCGTTTTTAATTTCGTCATAAGCAATTGTAAATGATTTATTTGAGACCCCATCATTGTACTTAAATGTAAATATTGCCTCTCCGTATTTATCATTCCAAACACCATGAACACCTCTTCCGCTCAAAGGATAGAATTCATTAGAAACATACTTTCCATTATTTAAAAAGAAAGTAGCTAAACCTCTATCGCTTAGCACACTAATACCATCTCCAGCCAATCTAACTAGTTTTTGTAATCTGTCGTTATACCAATAAACAATGTCTTTTCCATTTGGATTTTTACCTTTGATTACAGATTCTTTTTTAGACGTTCCTATAGATGTCAATTCAACACCAGGAGCACCTAATATAGAACCACTTCCAACAACTATATCTGTTCCTTCTTGTGCACCAACTAATGACGCATCACGGAAGTATTGACGCTGAACACTTCTTTCTTGGAAAGTATAGAATGCATTATTTATAACTTCATGATGCGATATCTCACCTCTTGTAAAATCTAAGTCAGCAAAATCTAAAGGCTTAAATACTCTATAAGCATCTTTTAACGAGCCTGTTATTTTTTTAGCAGACCAAGTTATTCTAATTGGAGAAGAACCATCGAAATCATTATTTTCATCAAAAGAACTTACATCACTAGCTTGATATACCGCTGAATATGTTTCATCATATTCATTCTGAGTAAATGTTTCATGACCTTGCTCAATCCATGTAAATAAACCAACTCTCCAATCTCCGGCTCCATAAGATGAACTTACGGTTACAAATGAGGTATCCATTTTTTGAGGAAATAAACTACCCGGAGAAGTCAACGAATCAACATATTCTAATGCTGTTATAAGCTGAGAATTTCTTTTATTTTGAGAATAAAAACTCAGAGCTGATCCTTGAGACCTATTTGTTCTTTTATATTTTGATTTTATATATGACTTTTGATTGAAAATATCTCCACCAAAAATACTTTGATTGTTTACAATTCCATTCGAAGTTTCTTTTACTAAATAAATGTGCCCAATTGATTGGTATATACTTAGTTCTTTATTTTTAGGATATTTTAAATTACCTCCTAAATCTCTAAATATTTGTCCATAATAAAGACCATTGTCATTTGCAGACATTGAGGCATGAGGTCCTGAAATTGCAGTAGTTAAATTAAAAAAATAAGAAGTTCTTACAAAGCCATCTCTACCTAGCCCCAATGCTGCATTTGGCGTTTCTGTAAAATAAACATCTGTTCCGTCTACAGCCTTAGAACCACTTTCAATATAAAATGCTTTGTCTATAGAATATGTAGAATACTGAAGATCATAAATTAAAGGATCTACAAAATAACCAGTTGTCTCAACAAAAGTACTAGCTGCGGAAACAGTTGTTCCAGCTGTGTTTGCCAAATTTAGATTTTTTCTATTTGGTCCAAGTATTTTTATTGAATCTCCTTGTTGGTAATTATAATTTTCATTGTAGTAATAATCAGAAGAAATTAAGTGTACTACTTCCCTAGAACTTGTTATTGCTAAATATGGGCCAACTGCTGGCCATGAAGTGGTATAATTAAAATTTCCTTCGGAATAAATTGGATAATAGTTTCGATTCGGTGAAGCAAACTGATAAGCAGTAGCTCCAAATAAGCCAGTAAGCATTACTTCTGGTATTCTTTCGCTTCTAACTATTTTAAAGGCCTTTATTAATTTTTTCAATGGGGTATCTCCAATACCGTCTCCATTTGTATCAACTAGATATTCCAAGTCAATGTTATGAAACTTTGGATAATATACCTTTACTCTATTTTCATCTGTATTTAAAGATTCTGCTAAATTATTATCTATTTTCTTTCTAGTAACCGTTACAGCTGTTCCAGAACTAGTAAGGTTTAGCGGAGTAGTTGGATTTGGGTCTTGTGCTACTTGAAAGGTATTTGTTGTTACATTTATAGCATAGTAAATAACATTAAAAAATAGACCACCAGGAGGAGTTGTACCTGAGAACATTATTCTCTGACCCTCATAAAACTTATGGTTATTTACAGTTATTGTCTCTGTTGTTGTGTTTACAGATGTCACGCTTCCACCAAAAGTTCTTCTTCTATTGTCTGAAGTATTTACGTTTGTATTTGTTCCATCAAATCTAATATCATCTAACCAATAAGCATTGCTCCATCTTCCTGTGTTTTTCCATTGAACTTGTATACCAAAACGATAAGTATCGTTAATCATATACCCAGTGTAATCTCTTACATTTTCTGGAACAGCATATTCTCCATATTCAATGCTAGGAGCAGAAGTATTTTCGTTTTGTAATAAACCAACACCACTTATAAAAGTTTCTTCTATAGAGTGTTCTATTTGAGTAGCCCAATTATTTAAATTATAATCAATTTGTTCTTTGAGGTTACTCAAGACCATTCTGTTATCGTGCTGAACAATATTTTTTACAGTTATATATTTAGTAGTTAGGGCTAACAATTCTTCTTTAGAAAGTTGTATTAATTCTTGTCCTACTTCTGTATGTTCAACTTCTAATTCTGTTTCATTTCCAGAAAGAGTAAAACGCTGAACAATGTTTGCTACAAATGAAGTTCCTTTGTACTCAATAACTACTAATTCAAAGTATTTATAGATACCAGGAGTAAAATTCTTTATTGTTAATGAAACCGCTTTGTTTGTTATTGTATCCGTTTCGTTTCCAAATATTTCAT